AACCATATGCTCTTGAATTTAGTGGAGCAAGCATTGATGCGATCTATAAATCAATTGAACATACAACACAAGCTATTGACAAAATGGCCAACACAGGTGCTGTAAGAGAAACTGAAAGCAGAACACTTAGTGGTGTAAGCAGAGAAACAGAATTTGCTTTGCTTAACGCCCGCCTAGCACAAAAGGCCAGTTCCCTACAGTTAGCTGAAGAACAAATGTGGAAGATCATGAGTTACTACTTAGGTTCTTCATGGGATGGTGATTTAGAATATCCTAACAGTTTTAATATTAGAGACAGATCAAGCGAAATTGTACAACTAAAAACAGCTAAAGAAACAGCAACAGACAAACGACTGTTAAAAGAAATTGACATGAAACTTGCTGAATGGATGGAAGTAGACGAAGACATTGATTTAGATGTTTTTGTTCCGCATGTAATGACTAACCCAACCACTGGTGAAACAGTAATTGCTCGCACACAAGACGAGCATCTATTATTATCCGCTCAGGGATATATTCACAGTGGAGAATAAACAAGGAGAACTAGCATGGCTATGAAAAAGAAGAAGAAGAAAAAAGGCAACCGTGGCGGCCGTAGAGGTTAATTGGCAAAACTATTTTGAATCACTTAAGAAAGTTTGCCCATGGAGTCTTAAAGCATATACACAAGGCAACATTGAAATCACACAATGGAAAGGCTATCCAATGGATTTAGATAACCTAGAAGCAAGAGTGTATGTTAGCAAGCATAATCCTAGACAACTTAAAAAAATACACACGCGATTGAACTTAGAGAGGCCTATAGAAGAATGGTTATGGAGTCATCCTTCATTTCAAGACTATAGTGCTCCAGTTCCGTGCTTGATACAACAAGATCGCGATAAATTATATAGTATCAGGTCAAAAATAGGTTTTTTTGACGAAGATTGATAAATATAAACATAACTCATAGGAGGCGAGGTAACAATGACCGTAGAAACAACATTGGCTAATGAAACAGCAACTGGTGCTGAAGCAACACAAGAACAAAACCAGGCAGAAGTAAAGACTTACACCCAAGACGAGGTAGATAATATGATGGCTCGTATGCGTGGATCACTTACAAAGAAAATGGAAAGTAGATACGCAGACTTAGGTGATGTAGATGAGCTTAGAGAAATGAAGGCACAAGCTGAAAAGCGACGCCAAGAAGAAGCTCTCAAAAGGGGTGAATTTGAAAAGACTCTACAAGAACTTGCTTCAAAAAAGGATGCGGAAATCCAAAAAAGAGATCAAATGATCAGAGAATACCGTGTTAATACACCTTTAATTGATGCGGCCGCAAGATACGATAGTGTAAACCCTGAACAGGTTAGAACACTACTATCAAAGTACGTTAAACTTAACGATGCGGGCGATGAAGTAGAAGTTGTAGATGACACAAACAATGTGCGTTACACTGACTCTGGTAGTTTGCTTACTGTTGATGATTTTGTTAAAGAATGGTTGGAATTAAATCCACATTTTCGCAGAGCAGGCGTAAGCACAACAAATTCTAAGAGCATGATGAGTGCTCCAAAAAATGGTGAAATTGATCTCAACGGTTTGGATATGACAAATCCTGAACACAGGAAACTGTACAAAGAGGCCAAATTAAAAGGTCTTTTATAATCATAGCCAAAAAGGAGAAATACTATGGCAAACTCAGCATACGCATCAGTCATTAATACAGATGCTCTGGTAGTACCAGTAAAAGCGGCAACAGTATATGCCGCACATGAATCATCTTTGTTCTTAGGTGGACAATTGATTCCAATCGTAAACGCACCAAACGGTGTATTACAAGTTCCAGAACTAGCGGCTGTCACAGCTACTAAACTTTCAAGTGAAGCGGCTCCAGGTGTAGACGTAGACGCAGTTCTTCCAGCAGACACTAAAAACACAATCACATGTGATCTTTATGCGGCTCGTTCAGTCCTACGTGACTTGGGTGCTATTGATCCAAACGAAATTGGTCGTGTACTAGGTAACGCAGTATCAAGTAGTTTTGATAAAGACGTTATGGGTGTTATGGGTACACTAACAGGACAAGAAATTACATCAGGCGATTTAGACCTTGATGAAATTTTTGCCGCTGTTGGAACTATCCGTGGAAACGGCGAAACAGGACAACTATACGGTGTAGTAGGCGCAGGTTCATATGCGGCTCTAATGAGCAACATTGGATCACAAGCATACGCTGGTGGTGACTTCCAAACTGAAGCATTAAGAAATGGCTTCTTAGGAACAATCGCTGGTATCCAAGTATTTGTTTCATCTTACTTAGACGACACTAACACAGGCGTAACAGGCGCGAAGATGGGTATTTTTGGAGCAGACGCAATGAGAATTGCTATCCAAAAGAACGTTGACATTGAAGTAGCTCGCAGAGCTGAAGCAGTGGGTAACGACATCGTAGCTAGTCTACACGCTAAGCCAGCATTGATTGATGCGGCACGTGGTGTACTAATCAAAGACGCGGCATAATCTAAAGGGGACAGGTAATGGCTTTCATAACAGATAATAATACGGTCATATCATTTGCTGAATACAGTGATGTTTTGGCAAAAGATAAGAGACTATTTGATTCTAATGAAGGTCTTACTGATGATGTTGTTGAAGACGCTTTAATCAGAGCTACAGAAAGAATCTTAGCAAAGATTAGAAACACAGATTGGTGGAGGAGTTATTATGTCAACCGTAATAGTTCAACTACCATTCGTACTTTAGCAGATATACCTGCTGTTGATATAGACAGAATTAAGGACCGTCAGAACGATTTTACTGATCTGACGGTCTTTGAAGCATTAGCTGATTATATATTACCACAAGTAGCTGACTTTGGAAACGAAGAAGATGCTGAACGTAATAAAATGAGCTTCTATAGCAACAAAGGTGAGGCTCTGTTCGCAGAACTCATTAACGCAGGTGACTGGTATGATTTTGATGATGACGGAACTATTAGTTCATTAGAAAAAGATCCAGGACAATATGTGATGAAGAGAATTAGGTAATGAGAACAGAAATTTCAGATAAAATCAAAACATTGGGATTAAGTGGTTATGGTATAGCCAATGAATTTCCATTTGATGAAAATGAACAAGGACTGTATCTTAAAAATCCTAAAACAATTTATGTTGATTCCACACAATCAACGGACGAACCTTTGGTTCTAACGCTTGATGGAAACAATGTAAACTCCAGCACAACATCAGTAACAGTCTATTTTAGTGTTGATGCGAAAAATGTTCCAGCCAACTATACTGCCACTATAGACTCATTAAGAAACATCAAAGATACTGTATCTTTTGATGGATCTGTGAATAGAAACTGTTCAGTTTCTACTACATATGAGAATGATTTGTTAGTTAGTGAACTTGAATATACATTTAACAGGATAAGATAAGGAAACAAAAACTATGGCATACATATATCCAGCACCAGGTGTAGCGTCTAAGCAAGTTACTTTAAGTCTTGATGCGGCAGATAGTACCCTAACAGGAACACTATCAGTAGCGGCACTTCAAGATGCGACAGTTAACGCGGCGAACGATGTTTTTACTTGGACACAATTGGACACAGCGTCCAAAAACCAAATTGCTACTACAGCAACAAACTCTCTTACAATGAACCTTGTTCTTGACAAAGATGCTTTCTTTGGAACAGACAATGGTTCATACGGTAGTTCAACTACAGTGGCAGGAGCAGGCATCTTTGGTATGTCTACTCTAAAAACTAAAGTTGGATTTGACCTGTATATGGGTGATGAATCAGATGGTACAGAAGGTATTACAATCAGTGGTGAAGGTTATATCACTGGTCTAGCACCAACAGTATCAGCTGACGCTCCAGTTTGGGTATCTCCAATCACAATTACTGTGGATGGTGATTACACAATCGCTGACGGCGAAGCTTAAAAATTAGTAGAGCGTGAGGGCATTGCTTGCCCTCCCACTTGGGAAGGCAAAAAGAGGGTCATTTTAGGCCCTCTTTTTTTTATTTGGCTAAATACATTTGAAGGACAGATTGATGGACGTATTAGACACAAAGACAGATAAACAATTAACTCAAAGTGTGCTGGCAGAAGTAAACAAAGCCAGCAATGAATTAAGTTGTGCTGAAAAGGACGTCAAGAAAGCAAGAAGTAGATTAAACTTCCTTGTTGTCGTTCTAAATAAAATGATTGAAAGACAGGAGATAGAAAGATGAAACTAACACAACTCGCAAAAGAACCCAAATTAGTAAAAGTAGAAATTGATGATGAACCTATTGTAAAACAATATGGTGAAACTATAGAGTTCTGGGTCTACGATAGAGTAGACATGGAAACTTTTATGAATTTGGCAAATCTAGAAGGCAAGCAAAACATTAGTCAAGTTATTAAAGTAATGAAGGATCTAATCCTTGATGAAAAAGGTAATAAAATAATTAATGATAAAAATGTTTTGCCAAATGACGTAATGATTAAGGCAGTGGAAAAAACGGTGACCATGTTGGGAAACTTCGTGACCCCAACTTCCACGAAATAGCGCCTGAAGTTTCTACGTTATTGACTTTAGATTTCGTTGCTAAGAGATATGGTTTACTACCGTCTCAAGTAATGAGGTTGGGGGAGAACTTAGATATGCGTTGTGCTAACCTAGGAGTTAGTTACGAAGTATATCTAAATAAAAAACATAAAGAAGGTTGGAAAGACTCGTCAGACCATGGACACAGTCAACAAGATCTTCAAGCAATGTTAGAGAGGGCAAGACAAAAAAATGAGCGTTAAAATAAAAAAGAATACAATGGGTCCTAGTCTAGGAAGAATTAGTGCTCGTTTTGACAAATTAGCCCCAGACGCATACAGATTTTGGAAAGGTATTACACCTGTCAAAACTGGTAATGCTAGACGTAGAACAAAATTACAAGGACGCAAAATCAAAGCAAATTATAATTATGCTGTTCCTTTAGATAATGGACATAGTACACAAGCACCGCAAGGTATGAGTAAACCTACTGAACGTTACATAAAGCAACGTATTGAGCGTGAAATTTTAAGGAAATAATATGGCTGATTTAACATATACCGTTGATGTAGATACCAGGGGTGCTAGTCGTAGTATTAACGGTTTAAAAGGTACAATAGTAGGCATTACAGCGGCAATTGCCGCAATAGGTGGTGCTGTAGCTGGTATTGCTACTGTTAGTGCTAGATTTCAAGATCTTAGAACTACACTAGGTATTCTCTATAAAGATACTGAACAAGGTGCGGCGGCCTTTGAACAAATTAAAAAGTTTGCTACACAAAGTGTTTTCTCAGTTGAAGACCTAACAGCATCAGTTATTAAATTAAAAGCGGCTGGACTTGATCCAAGCATCGCACAACTTCAATTATTTGCTGATGTAGCAAGTGTTAGTGCTGATTCAGTTGGTGCTCTACAAGCTATTACAGACTTATATGCTAGAACAAGTGCTGGTGGTTTAGGACTAGAAGAATTAAACAGACTAGGTGATAGAGGTATTCCTGTATTTACAATCCTAGCAGAAAAACTAGGTATTAGCAGACTTGAAATATCTAAATTAGGTAAGACTGCTGAAGGTGCCCAAGCAATACTTGGAGCATTAGAAGAAGGATTACAAGAAACATTTGGTGGTGCTAGTGCCGCAAGAGCAGATAATCTAAGTCAGGCGTTTAGTAACTTTGGTGATGCTATTGCCAACGCCGCAGACGCAATTGGACAAGCTGGATTGAACGATGCGTTGACAGAAGCAACCAATAGTTTTTCAAACTTTATAGAAGTTAACCAAGATGTAATCAAAGTAATTGGAGAAGGCCTTGGTGCCGCAATCACTTTCTTAGTAGAAAATTTGAAATATGTAGCGGCAGTAATAGGTGGCGTATTTACAGCGGCTACAGCAGGTGTAATACTTAATATTGCTGGTAGTGTTGTTGCTCTTGCTAAAGGATTTAAACAAGCGGCTACAGCAGGTGCTCTTTTACAAGGTGTTACAGGTATTGGTTTAGTAAAAGTTGCCGCAGGTGTTACAGCGGCATTGGTGATTGTTGATCAAATTGATGAAGCTACTAGTTCAAGTTCTGAAAGTATTGACAAACTAAATGATGATTTAGAAAAACTTAAGAACAATGCTATGCCATCTGGTCCATTAACAGGACCTGATGTTAGTGCTCCTGGCGACAAAGACTTTAAAACTATTATGGATGGCATTAAAGAAAAGCAAGATGCTATTACAAAAAGTTCAATAAACTATTTTGAAACATTTAAAAATGGTGTTGCTGATCTCAGAACAGCAGTCAAACAAGAAGAAGAATTACTTGGACTAAAAGA